AAATTGAATGAGATGTTAGACTCTGAAAAATTTGCTGATTTTGTTTCTGGCAAGACGCGCAAATCCGGTTCTTTTGATGGTTTCTCCTTGAAAGATGTTGTGTCTATGACCGACAATTATACCGGTGAATTATTGATTACCCAACAGCAAAAGCGCGTAGTTAGTCAGGTTTCAAATAAACCGTTGCATATGCGCGATGTGCTTACTACTTTGCAGGGTGATCCGGCATTCCCTCAGTTGGCTTATGCCCAAGTGTATGATTTTGACCGTAACGCCAGGTATGTTACCGAGAATGGTAGATTGCCTGAATCGAGCATTAAGGTTAAGGAGCAACAGACTGGCACTAAACGTTTGGGTACACATATCCGAATTTCCAGACGTATGCTCAAAAGCCGTGTGTATATCCGTTCATACATCCTTAATATGTTACCTGAGGCTGTATGGATGGCTGAAGACTGGAACATCTTGTTTGGAGATGGCAATGGTGAAAATCTGCTCGGTATCGTGAATCATACAGGTGTTACTTCTGTAGAGGCCATCATCAGTGATGCTATAATCACAGGTTCTGCCGGTTCTGTCAAGGCTGTATCAGGACAAAATGATAACAAGGATACTGTCATTGAGTTTGCCAATCCGCAAGACTTAATTATTGATGGTATGACAATCACGTTTGCCAAGGCAGCCGTGAATACTGACCTTAACAGCGCTCATGCTCTCGTTAAGATGAATGACCGTCAAATTCTCATTGAGGGTGTTGCATACAAAGGTGCTGAGACTGCCCTTGCAGAAATGACATTCACCGTGAATAATGCTGCTTTCAAGAACATCGAGGAACCGAACTCCGAAGATGTCGTAAAGACTGCTTTCGCTGTAATGACGTATGCACAGTATTATCCGAACGCCATAGTTTTGAATCCGATCACAGTCAATGCTATCGAATCTGAAAAAGACACTACCGGGCGAAACTTGGGGATTGTTTCAATGCGAAACGGTATGAAATACATTGCTGGACGTCCTGTCATTGAATATCAGGGTATCATGCCTGGAAAATATTTGCTTGGAGACTTTAATCAGGCTTCAAACTTGGTTGATTATTCTTCATTGACTCTTGAATGGGCTGAAGATGTTGACACCAAGTTGTGTAACGAAGTTGTTTTGATTGCGCAAGAAGAAGTAATCTTCCCGGTTTACATGCCTTGGGCTTATGCTTATGGCAATCTTGCCTCTTTGAAAACTGCGATCACTAAAGCTAAATCATAAAATATGAAATACATTCTTGATGGAAATGAAAAGGATGTCGCCAATGTGATTAGAGAACAACGCATTCGTACAGGTAGGGGATTGATTTCATTCACCCCTATCTCCGAATGCGGGCTTATCACCAAGGAAGACGCCCGTAAAGCGATGGATGAAAAGCTAACAGAACTTACTGCATCCGTTGAAGAGAATGAAAGTCTGAAATCGCAAATATCAGGTTTTGAGCTGAACATGAAAGAGAAGGATGCTCTCATTACTTCTCTGACTGCTGAACGCGATGGGTTGCAGGCCCGTATTTCGGAACTTGAAGCTGTTGCAGATAATAAGGAGTTGCCTGCAGGTGACTCAAAGGAACTCCCGGCCGAAGACTCTAAAGAACTTGAAACGTCTGACGATAAAACAATCAACGTAGAAGAGAAAAAGAGGGGGAGACCGGCTACTCGTAAAACTGAATAACGATGCTAATTGATGTTTCATATTTCCTCGCCGGGCCGCGGCATATTGCTAATGCGACATTAGCAGAACTTCCTTCACAAGATTCCATTGCTGTGAATGATACGATAGTGGCATATATAAAGGAGTTCCAACCTCTTTTCCTGTCAAGCATGTTGGGGCATAAACTCTCCAAAGAGGTAACAGACTATCTTGAATTGCTGGAACAGGAGAATGCCGAAGCCGAGGAAGACAGTGAGGAAGAAACTACTGTCGCAGCGGGTGAGGAAGAATCAAAGTATGAATCATTATGCAAGCTGCTACGCGAACCGTTCGCTAACTATGTGTTCTTCTATATCCTGCGTGATGCCAATACTCAGGCTACCATTAAAGGAATTGTACGACTAAAGTGTGATAACACCTATGTCGCACCGATCCAACGGCAAGTAAGTACTTGGAATGACATGGTAAAGAAGAACCGTGAGTTTGTGAGGTGGGCATCTTCGAAGCAATGTCCTTTCACGGTAAGTATTGACAGCAATTTATTAACTCCGATCAATACTTTCAACTTATGATCAATACCGATATCATAGACATATTCGCTGATGTGGTGAAGAAAATCCCGGAAGAGCTTGAGGTGATCTATACTGATAGTAAAGGTACCCGGAAGGTTATTAAGAACCTGCCAATAAATTTTGTATTCGGAAACGGTCAGTATGTTAAAGACGTACTTGATACCGCTACTAAATCGGATAAGACGACACCTTCAAAGTTTCCTCTCATAGCGCTATTCTGTCCGATTACTGAGGAAAGGAACAGCACGGATTACTTTGCAAAGGCAAAAGTTTCATTAGTCATAGCTTGCTCATCCAACCGTGAGTGGAGCAATGAGGAACGTCATATCACATCTTTCAAGAATATTCTTCGTCCGATTTACAACCGATTGATAACTGTTCTTCTGGAAGATGAAAGGTTTGATTGGGGGTATGAAGACAAGGTCAAACATGGTTATTCAGAAAACTATTCGTATGGCAGATATGGAGTCTACACTGAGAAGGGTGATGCCCTTAGTGAGACTATAGACGCCATCAATATCAAAAGTATGGAAATTACTATTAACAATCCAAATTGTAGATAAAATGAGAAATATTAGAACCTGTGAGAGCGCGTTACTTAATACTGGCGGCTCTACGTGTCAGATTGATTGGGGTAGGGTTAAAGGCTGCATCATTGTAGAGAAAGGCCAGAAGTTACCTGCTGAACTTACAAAGGAAACACTTGAAGAATTGTGCCATGCCGACCGGCCTGGTCGGGTATATCCGATTCCTTCCTTTGTAGAATATGCTAAAAATGGCGGTGAACCTCAGGTTAATGCTGTAGGTTATGGTCCAAGCCAATACAATGGAATGAGTGCTGAAACGGAAACATTCACTTTGCCTAAGTTTGATGAAACGCTTAATGCTAAACTGTTGCAGGCTGCCACCAAAGAGTGGGATGTTTATTTCTACGACGATAAATTCTTGTATGGCTACAATGATGGCACTGATATACTCGCTGGAATGTCGATGTCAACGATTTATCCTACTGCAACTCCCTTCTCCACCAGCTCCTCAAAATCCACTATGACAGTCAGCTTCTGTCATGCCGATATTGAGGATTTGTTGACGCACATTGATTTCGTCAAGCTAAATTTCAATATCAAGAATGGACTCAAAGGCTTGACAGAAGTTTCACTTGTGAGCAAAGAAGCCAACAAGTACAAGTTGATCGAGAAAATCGGCGGGTATGACCTTACTCCTTTGCACGGTGGAGCAATAGCAAAGGCCGCTGCCGAAGTTTTGAACGGTGCTACGTCTGCTACTTATGCGGATGGAATTCTTACAGTGGTGCCAGCCGATGACGGAGGCACTATCTCCCTTAAAGCTCCTTCAGTATTGTATGAGAATGGTATCAAATACATTGAGGGGGTATCTGCATGATTATTGAAGGTGTGACTTTTATTGAGCCGGCAGTAAAGGCTATGAAGAAGTCCGACTTCATTAATAAGCATATGCCGGTGATTTGGCAGGACCGCCCGGAGGATGATCGTAAGAAAATGCTTTCTGATGCATACGATTTGATAAAGAAGGGAAAGGTCAAGGAAGAAAATGAGTGATGAACGAGGGGGATGAGGGATTTTTCGCATCCCCCTTTTCTTTTAAAAGATATGGCCAGTATAGATGAAGTATATGAAGTGATCCATAAGATTAATACCGGTATCAAACGGGAATGTCTTGCGTGTATGGAGGATAATAGTAATGTGATTGAATCTCTTATACGTGAGCAACTTTACAGTGGTATGAACGGAAAAGAACGTTTGCTTCGTCCGGATTATGATAATGATCCGTATTTCAATGAACCGGGGCCCTGGTTCCATCGGGCGAAGAGTTATAAGAAGTGGAAGAATGATATTACTCCACCAATTGAGTCAGAGGTTTTATTCCTGCCACCGCGTCCGATTGAAGTTCCCAACTTGTACATAACTGGTAAGTTCCATGATAGCATACAGGCCCGGTTATCCGGTGAGGTCATGGAGATAAAGACTATTGGCTTCAACGAAGGCCCGGACATTGAAAAGAAGTACGGTAGTGAAATCTTTGAACTTGGAGATACTGCAAAGAAATATTTCTCTGAACGTATTCTTCGCCCCTGGCTGGAAAAATTCATAGCTAATAGCGG